TGATGAACGACACCCGAGCGTCGATGGCGTACGCCGCCGGCGAGGCCGCGGTGGCCCCGGGGTTGGCGTTGGCGTTCGAGCTCGTCGAGCCGGACAGGTTCGACGTCCACGGCGACTGCGCGAAGTTGCGGTCCGAGTGCAGGGTCATCCCGATGTACTTCGAGTTGAGGCCGAGGGCCGTGCCCGTCGGGCAGTCCGGGTCCCAGTACAGCGGCACGTTCTTGAACAGCAGGTTCTGGAACCCGAGGTTCGCCTTCGACGTGTCGGTGTAGCGGACCTGCGGGGTCAGCGACGCCTCGTACGCCTCGTACCAGCCGGTCCCCGCGAAGATCGCGTCGACGTGGTCGGAGCCGCCATCGGAGGCCAGCATCCACATCTTGCGGAGCACGCGCTCCACCTCGGAGCCGTCGTAGGGCGACGTCGTGGCGGGCGACATCACGATCGCTCCACCCTCGGCATCGGTGCCCGTGTTCGACGAGGCGTCCCAGGTGGGCGAGCGCCACTGGTTCTCGGGCGCCGGGGCCGCGGCCGGGGTGATGCCACCGGCCGCCGCGGTGGCGTCGATGAGAGTCGTCAGCGCCGTGAAGTCGGTCGCCAAGGCGGCGCCACCGCGGGTGCCGTAGATCATGGCGACCAGCACGTCCTTCAACGTGTTCTCGGCCTGCATGACCTTGGCCTCGACCAGCGAGATCATCTGCTCCTTGCCGTTGTTCTGCGCCTCTTCGAGACCGGAGATGATGATCGTGGCGTACAACTGGCGCCAGGCGAACTGGGCCGCTGAGATGCCAGCGACAGCGTTGACCTGGATCTGCTGCCAGGGACCGTACGAGTTGGCCTCACCGCCACCGAGCAGCAGGGGCTCGACGATGGAGATGCCGCCATCAATCGTGCGGACACGTCCCTTGGACATGAAGTACTCCAAGAGCGGACGGGTCGAGAAGATGTTGTCCGTCAGCGTCTTGCGGTAGTTGTGCATCGTGGTCGACAGGATCGTGTCCCACGTTGCTGGGGTGTGTGAAGCGAGAGCCATAGCTCACCTTTCGGTTGCTACAGGCCATGCTCAGCGAGTGCTGCCTCCACGGCCTGGCGGATGGTCATTGGTCCATCAGCAGGCGCCCGTGCGGTGATCCCGTTGCTACCGATCGTGCCTTGTTGCACGACTTGCGCGGCCGAGGCAGCCGCAGCTTGACGCTGCGCGGCCTCTTCCTCTCGTTGCTTCTCGACCAGGCGCTGCGCCTGGACCCGAGCGTTGATCTTGTCGAACGTCATGGCTTTGAAGAGGTAGGGGAGTTGATCGACGTTCGCCCCCAACTGGTAGGCGAGGTTGATCACCTCCCGAAGATCATCGTCATTGGCATTGAACTGCTGCCGCAGACCGTTGATCGCCGTGTTCAACCGATCGTCCGTCTCCCGTTGGTTGATCCGCTCTTCGAGCGCCAACCTCGCTGCCCGTTCCTCGGCCAACTGCCGCTCGTACGGATCGGTGTAGTCCGGTTCCTCCGCCATCGGGACGGGAGCCTGACCACCGAGGTTCAAGCCGTACTGCTCGGACAGGATGCGCAGCGTCATCTCGGGGTTCGACTGCAACGCGCGTTGCAGGTTCATCCCGAACTCGGCTTCCTGGCGAGCCTGAGCGACCTCCTGGGCCTTGCGGGTGTAGTCGGCTTCCCGGCTGTACCCCCGGATGGCTTCGGAGTAGGGGACCTCGATGTCTTCGCCTTGGACCTTCACCCGCACGTAGCGGTTGTCGGGGTCCTCGACGTCGACGTACTGACGTTCCGGCTGATCGGCTTCACCGATCTGGATGGTCTCTGACCCGGCTTCCCCGTCCTCGGGACCTGCTTCGACCGGAGCCCCGTCCAGCGGGGCGTCATCCATGCTCACCGACTTCCTCCCGGTGTGGTCCTAGAGCAACTGCGCTGATTAAAGCCCATGTAGAGACTCAAAGCCAGGATCACTGGTACGGGACCGGCGCGGCCCCGTTGCCGTTGACCATGGCATCGAGCATCTCGGGCGGGATGGACCCCATGTCCATCGGTGATGGACCCTGGTCAGGCGAGGCGATGCCACCCGTCGGCGGCTGCATCGGTTGCTGGCCAGGGGGCAACGCCGCTTGCGGCTGGGCGGTGGGATCGCCGGGTTGCGGCGGTCCCTGCCCTTGGCCGGGCGGCGGCGTCATCAAGAAGGGCTGGGCGTCCTTGACGCCGAAGCCCTTCTGCAAGATGTGCATGTAGAGCGTCATCGGGTTGGCGACGCCCATCTCCAAGAAGGGCATCGAAGCGTCGACCAGTTGCAGCGCCGACTGGCGCCGGAACGTCTCGTTCATCGGCTCGGTCGATCCGGCTGCCACCTCGTAGTCGAACTCACCCTGGATGTAGTCGGGGTCGTAGTTGACCCAGGCCCGCCCGGGCATCGTCACGATCCGGGCCACCTGATCGCCGGTCATGAACTGCTGCATCAGCCCGATGACCCGCTCACCGAGGCGGGCAAGGACCGCTTCGATCTTGGCCAGACGGTCCTGGGCGCGGGCGTTGGCCGAGTCCTGGATCATCGCCGCCTCGGTGGCGGTCCGCTTGACCGCGGTCTGGGCAGCACCGCGTTGGTAGTCGCTGATGCCTGACACCCGGTCGATGTCGTTGGTGATCATCCCCGACTGGTCGTAGAAGTCCGACGGGGTGATCACGGCGGGCAGCGGGATGATGACGTCATTGAGGTTGTCGGCCAGCACCGGGATCATCGTGTTGTCGACGTCGGACTCCAAGGCTTCGACCGAGTCCCGGTCGAAGGCGTCACGGTTGTAGAGCCACTTGCGCTGGAACCGCTTGCGGTGGTTCATCATCTGCGTGCGCGTCTGGTTCAGTTCGAGTTGCAGCGACTCGATCTGGGCGACGTCACCGATCGGGTAGAAGTGGTCGGGGATCTCGTAGTTGCGGAGCATGTCGAACGGGTGGCCCATGGCGTAGGGGATCGGCTTCGGCTTGATCAGGAAGCCCGACTCGTCGTCCCCGGTCACGTCGCTGTCGAGGCAGAACGTAGCGACGGTGCGCCGCTTGATGTCGTAGAACTCGATGATCTCGCAGAACGACTTCGGTCCCTTGTCCGGCTTGTCGTCACGGGCGTCGCTGTCGCCTTCGGAGTTCGACCACCGGCTCCACGTCTTGGCCGAGACCCGCTTGCGGGCGGTGGGCGAATACCGGCTGTCGACGTTGACGTCCTGCACCGGGCGCCACGTGCGCTGGGCGATCCAGCACATCTCTTTGGGGTTGCGGCTGTCGGGGTCGACGAACATGTCGAACGGCGAGATGCGCTCGATGAACGGACGATCGTCGTAGACGTACATCTCGGACTCGACGTTGCCGGGGACGTCGTCGCGGTCGTCGATGCCGTACTCGGAGGCTTCTTCGGGATCGGCGCCGTCGACGTTGGCCCGCTTCTCTTCCGGCGGCTTGGTGAACTTGTAGCCGGTCTTGGTCCAGCCGTGGCCGACAATGATCCAGTCGTTGACGGCGAGGCGGAACTCGTCTTGGTAGCGGTAGGTGCGCCACATGTAGTTGAGCACCTCTTCGGTGATCACTGCCTGGGCTGCCTGCTCGGGCCGTCGCGAGTTGACGACGAACTTGGGGTTGTTCACCGACACCGACGGGGCCATCGTGTTGACCGTGGAGAAGATCAGGTTGACCATCAACTGGTCGTTGGGACTCGGGTTGTTGTACTGCTTGCCTTTGTAGAGGTCGATGTACCGCTTCCACTCGTCCTCGTACGACTGGTCGGTGCGCCAACGCTTCGAGCGGCGCACCTCGTCCCGGCAGAACTGAAGGTAGGCCGATTGCTTCACTTGTGGCTTCCGAACCAGCCGCCCGGTCGGTTACGACCCTTGGCCATCATGTCGAGGCGGTTGTCCTCGTGGGTTCCGATTCGCAGGTGTTCGGGATTCACGCAATCGCGGACGTCGCAGGTGTGCATGACCACCATCCCCTCCAATGCGTCCCAGCCGTAGATCTCGGCCATCACCCAGCGGTGGGCGTAGACCTGCGTACCCTTGCGTCCGCCGCCGCCTCGGCGGGAGCAGCGTTCGCCAGGCAGGTACTTCCGGCCGTAGCCGTTCTTGTAGTGGTCGCCTTCCCATCGAACGCACGTGTTCACGACCAGACCCTCCCATCCATCTTCTCGACGCCTTCACGCCGAACGTCACCGACGTGCTCGTTGAGGAACTCGGTGTTCGTGCGCCCGACGAACGACGCTCGGCCGTAGCCGCCACCGCCGATGAAGCGGAAGCTGACCGATGACACGCGGCAGCGGAAGCATTCCTCCCGACCGATCTCGGCCAGCCGTTCTGCACAGGTGATGCAGAGTTGCCGAGGCTCGTCGATCACGGCGCCGCGCCAGCCACCCAGGTCGTGCCGTTCCAGTAGACCCGCCCGGCCGCACCCGCTGTCAACGTCTGGGCGTACTGGCCGGTCGTCCAGGCCGACGTTGGGCTGGCCTTGACGACGATCGGGCTGCCCGCGATCACCGCCGCCTGGCTGGCCGGGACGATGCAGCCCGCCGGGGTCCAGGTGGCCGGGATGCCCGCGGTCGCCCCGGAGGCGAACGCCACATCGGGGGCTGCCGTCGAGGACTCCCCCCAGGTGTCGTGGGGCATCGTGGCGTAGCCCCGCACCATCTTGCGGGTGTTCGGCCTGAGGTGCTTCTTCGAAGGGGCCTTCTGCGTGTCGAGTCGTGCCATCACTTCCTCCTTGTCAGCGGGTCACGAACCCAGTGCTTGCCGATCGGCTCAGGCTCGAAGGGCCGCTTCCTGGTCGTCATCTTCTCGAATGGGGCATCGCCGTACAACAGCTTCTCCATGTAGCCCATGGTCCCGGGACCTGGCTCACGGTGCGGCTCGTACTGCTTCAGGAACACGTGCTTGGTCATCTGGTTGGCGATGGCCAGGCTGATCGTGCGGTCGTCGAACGGGGACCCCGACATCTTCCCGGCGTCGTCGCGCACGAACGTCCGCAACTCGGCCACCGTCTCGGCCTCGAACAGCTTCACGTCGCCCTTGCGGAGCGCCATGTTCAACTCGTCGATGGCGACCGGCTTGGTGATCTGCGACGTGCGCCAGCCGAGGATCTCGGTGGGGATCGACTTCTTGTAGCGCGGCGAGCGCTGCATGTAGATCGGGTGGTAGCGGGCGCGGTACAGCGCCTTCAGGGTGGTCAGGCCGTGGTTGTTGGACTCGACGCCGATCAGGCCGTCGCCGTACCAGCGTCCGAGCGGGGCGAGCACGTCAGAGCCGAACAGGTCGGGGTCGATGCGCCCGTGCCAGGTGGCAACCACCTCGCCGTTGCGGACGTTGATGACGTGGACCGACGAGAAGTCACCGTGCTCCATCCCCTGGGACGGGTCAGCGCCAATGGCGTAGCGCCCTTCGGGGTTCGGCCAGGCCCAGATCCGCAGCGGGCCGCGATGCTCTTCGATGAAGCCCCAGGCCCGTTCCTTCTGCATGAAGCCTTCCGCCAGCGGGTCGCGGGTCTCGATCGAGCGCAGCACCTCCAGCGAGAACACCGGTCGACCCGACTTCAAGAAGGCGTCGTCAGGGTTGTCCGGGTACTCCTGTGCTAGTTGCCACTCGGGAAGGTCATCCTTCTTCTCCGCATACCATGCATCGTCTCGACCATTGGCCCACCACGGGTGGAACATGTGCTTGAACCGGTTGCTCTTGGTGGTAGCGCCAACCCACAGGCTGTGGAACAGGTTGCCTTCGCCGTTGGCAGTCGAAAGGGCGATGACCCGGCCACCAACGTCAGCGATGGGCTCGATCGACGCCCACGCTTCTTCGGAGTTGGGGAGGTACGCAAGCTCGTCCACCACAGCCAGGTACACAGATTCGCCACGAGCAGGATCCGAAGCAGACGGGAGCGACTCGATGTACGACTCATTCGTGAACTCCATCTTCGTCTGGGTCTGGTTGCAGATGGGTCCCCGCCACTTCATCCACTCGGGCAGGAAGCGGTAGGTGTACTTGGCTTTCGCGAGCAGCTTGATGGCGTCGCGCTCGGTGCGCGACAGCATGATGATCACCCGGTCTTGGTAGAAGAACGTGAGCCAGAAGCAGTAGACGGCGACCAACGTCGAGAAGCCCAACTGCCGGGCCTTCAACATCAGGCTGTAGCGGTTGCGGATCCACAGGTTGACCGAGTCGACCTGGCTGTCGAAGAGGACGAACTTGATGCGGCCTTCGGCCGGATGCTTGATGTAGGCGTACGTCTCGCAGAAGTA